GAGGTTACGTGCCTTTCTTCGAATTCCACAATTTAGTGGAATGGAGTTGTAGGTTAACACAGCTCAAATCTTCTGCTAGAATTGAAGTACATCCAAGCAAAATATTTTCTGCGGCCAGAATATCAACTGGTCGACGCCACGACGCTCGGAGAATCTCCATGGCGGCATTCCAACGCCTGCCACGGAGATGACGAGTTACGCTTTTGAACAGGCGAGTCGTCGCACAGATATATTGTGCAAGCACACGGGAACCATCGGGTTCCGGTTCACTAAAGCATATGCGCTTGAGCGCGGCTATCGGACCTCCAGCTTCTGCAATTAGCTCCTTTGCGATCTTTCTGTGACGGTGAATAGTGTACCTCACTCTCTTGACTTCAAGAAGAGTGGGTGCATCTGTTCGCTGTCCAGTGGACGAACGGAGCTTAGCTTCGAGAATTTCGTTTGCTTTGTTTATGATATCCTGACCGGTTATCTTAGACGAAGAAACGATATTGCTTCGAATTTGCTGTCGAAGGTCGTTCCAGTTGACGTCTCTTCCCGCTCGGTAGATTTGAGTGGGACCGTACATCGCGAAAGCGATTACAGAGACTGCGTCAATGGGTTTCTGGTTGCCTCCTCCACCATCTTGTAGGAGGCCTGGTGCGGTTTTGGAAGGACATCTCCAATCCGCGACTCTTGTAGCTAGTCGACGAAGGAACTTATGGCCAGGCGCTTTGCGCAGATTATCAATGGCTGCCATTCCTCGCTTATCGACGCGACCGTGGGAGGTGAGAGCTTTACATCCAGAAGCTTCACCGAGTCTTAATTCTTTTCGGCATTCAGCGTTATCGTTGTCCAATCGGACGGCGTATTGTTCGCAAAACACTCCTGTACTATATGACTTGTAAGATTTACTGTCGTTTAGTAAGAGGTGCGCGCGGGCGATGTTCGCTCTATAGCCGTTAATGACTCCGTTCTCCCAGAGACCAATTAGGTCGTCGCCGCAGATAGCGTAAGATCCTGGAATTGCGCCGGCGTATTCTGCGCAGAATGCGTTCAATATGCATAGAACCATCCAACCCGGACCTTGTCCCATTAGAGCTCCACATTGGGTAAGTGGATTACTTTCTACGTTTAGTAGAGTATGCTCAGCGATAACATGCTGTTGAGCAGAATCCCACCAATCTGGCTTCGGAAC